TGAGTAACGTGCTTTGCTTAACTCATCAGGAGCGTTATCAATAAATACGTCAAGTACATTGTCAAGCAAACGTACAAGATCCCTAACCATTTGGCTGTCTTTAAAGTCATCATACTTCTCTAGGTTGATAGAGCTGAGGCAGCATACTGCTGTACGCTCTTCGTTAGTAGCTAAATGGATCTCATTACAAAGGTTTGAACCATGTATCTTCAATCCCATAGCTTTCTGAGCAGGATTCAGCTGGCGATTAGCTTCATCAATAAAGTTAATGTAAGGTACACCAGTACGGAAGCGAGTCTCTAAGATACGCTGCCATAGCTGACGTGCCATCACAGTAGAGGTAGCTTCACCTGTGTTAGGATCAATCAAGTCCCACTCCATGTCGTTCTCTACTGCGATCATGAAGTCATCACTGACGTTAACAGCACTGAACAGATTAAAGCACTTACGGTCTGGATCACCACCAGTTGGTACTTTGAAGTTCATAAACTCTTGAATGTCAGGATGTGATACATCTAAGTACGCAGCGTAGCTACCCTTGCGAGTCTTGCCTTGCTTGTACGCAGTCATCTGCGAATCTACAACCTTCAAGAAAGGGATAACACCAGGACTCTTTTCAGTTACTGGACGTACATCAGACCAGTGTCCACCTACACCACCACCTTTAACAGATAGCCAAGCTACTTCTGCGTTGTGCTCAATAAGGCTCTCAAGCGAGTCACCAATGTAAGTGAGGAAACATGATATTGGAAGTCCTTTAACGTCTTCTCCAGGAAGCGGTGCATTGCTGAGTACAGGACTAGCAAACATAAACCACCGCCTAGAAGCATAATCATAAATGCGCTGAGCAAAGGCACTGTCACCGTTGCTATAAGCAACAGCAGCACGTGCAAAAGCTTCTTGGGGATCTTCTTTACTACGGCAGTAGTAGTCTTTAAGTAATGTACTAGCTTGTGGGGTAAGTTCTTCATTGCGTGAGGTATCAATAGTGATTCCTAAATATTCTTTTTTCATTCGCCATACTCTTCTGGTAGGTAATCATCAATTAAAAATTCATACTTATCTTCAATAAGATCAGTACACCTATCTACAATCTCATCGGAATGCAATTCTAGCAATTCAATGAGCATTGTTTCTTCCATTTGCTTTAGTTTATCACAAAGCTCCGTAAATGTAATCATAACACACTAACCAACTTATCGATGTAATGTCTAGCTTTCTGTAAGTCCTGTACACCTCCTTTATCTTCCCATCGACTAACATACTTGATGATGTTACCCCATAGATACCCTTTGAATGCTTCCTCAGACATACACGATTCCATGTAGTCCCAAGGTTGAATAGCTTTCATATAGTGATCACCCCCAATTTGGGTACGATCATCCCCAATCTGGGTACGCTCTTCTTCACGTTTAGCCTGGTTCTTAGCTGCTACTACATCGCAGACTTCACGATATGTTAGTTCCTTTTCCAATATCCTATACCCCATCTTGACATCTCATAAAACTGATCTAGATTTAGACGTTTATGTCGGCTTTTCCTTAACAGCAACGATAAGTCTTTAGGTCTAGTCATCATCATTCGCTGTAGAGTAAACCTATTCACCGTACTTCTCACGTAGATAATTAATACTTACAGGTAACTCATCAAAGCTACCATCATCAACTTCATTCAGCATCCATAGTCCAGACCATGAACCATTAGTTTGATGGTTAAGATAATCCTCATCATGTTGATAGTAAATACCAGCAAATAAACCGGTTACGTTCTTACCGTCAGCACGTCTAGCATAGGCAATGTCACGATCTTGGACATGTCCCATAACACAAGACATCATCTTCTTCTGAAGCAATAGCTTGGCACTGCTAACAGGACGCCCCATAACACCAGATACAAAGTAATGGCTATAACATACGCCATCAACAATAGCAGGTTCAAGAAAGTCATAAACTTCCCAACCCATCTCGTTAAGTTTAAGGTCATCGTATCCAATAAGACCTTCAAGCTTTGCATCAGATTCTACAGCTCTCTCAATGCGTTGTTCATGGTTCCCAATCAAGAAGATCATGCGAGGAGTCCAACGCTTCTTCTTGTTAATACGTAAACGTTCTTGTTCTTCACGTATAGGCTGAAGCAATGCGTTCATACCCTCAATACCTGCTTCTACGTCATTGGTATAACGTCTACCTTCAAAAGACTTCTTACCAATATCATAAACAGATAATGATGGCATGTCCCAGTGATCACCTAAATGTACAATCACATCAGGCTTTTTATCTACTGCGTACATTCCTGCCCATTTCAGATGATCTACATCACCCTTAGGTTTACATTGTGTATCGGGTATGACTAAATGTTTCATTACTTCTTCCTGCTCCACATTGGAGGTACTGTGTCTGGTGAGTAGTACTCAAAGTCATGCTTCTTCGCCCACTCTGCCATCGTATAACGACTACCGTCAGCACGCTTACGTGCAAATGGCATAGCAGTATGTGGGTTCTGAAAGATAAAGACTAGGGTCTCGTTCTTACCAAGTGAGTTACGTACATCTACATACTTACGTGCCTCGTCACGTGTTCTGAATCTTCCTTTTACCTCAATGTACGTAGTGAATCCATATTCTTCAAATACAAAATCAGGTTCGTATCGTCTTACCTGCGTGTATTCAATTGTTTCAGGGTGATAGTTACAACGTTTAAGTTGCTTGGATAAGTCGTACTCTAACCAACTATCAAATCCCTTCGGTACGTTCTTCTTGCTGCGCTTCATCCGATGCGGTCTCCTGCTCTTCTTCGGGTGGACACCACAGCTCATTCGCTTTGCGGCGTAAGTACAATAATCTGCCATTCTCTAATGCTCTCTCCTCACCTAGATGTTCAACACATACATCCCACATCTGCCTTGGTGTTTTATCGCTGAGTAACTTAGCTGCTTTGACGCAACCAATACCTTTAACACCGATGATGTTGTCGATACGGTCACCCATCAGGAATTGCATATAGAAATTAAGTTCACCTTCATCAGGTTCGATGTAATACAAACGCTTCTTAGCGAAGTTGTAGTGCCATCCAACAACCTGGTCAAAGTCCTTGTCTAACGAAACAATAACACAATCGTCACCAAGCTCTGTAGCTCTAATAGCGATGGTGTCATCAGCTTCTTCATCAACTGATACGTTTGCTTCCCATTCAGTTGTTAAGTAATCACGTAGTGCTTGGTGATGTACCGGTTTACGGTTACCTTCTCTGTTGCCTTTGTAAGGCGCAGTAACAGCAACATCATTGCGGAAGTTTGTCTTCCCTGACAAGAATACTTCACACTCTTCTACTTCATCTAGCTCCACCATAATGTCAGCGATGAAACTATACATAGTAGAAGTTGCTACCTCCTCAGACTCACTATCACAAGCGAATCCGATTCGGTAGCAGAGCATATCACCGTCAATTAAGGCGATCACAAAACCTCAACTTCTTCGTCACCAACTTCTTCAACAACATCATTGCGATATTCGATTAGGTCTGTGACGATAAGCTTAGCGATGCCAGCACTAGTGCCTTTCTTACCAGTGGGTGAAGTCCATGAATAAGGTTTAATCAGCACATCAGCTTTAGACTGATTAGCTACCTTAGCACGAATCTCATTACCATCTTTGTCATAAGCAGTGATAGGATACTTCGCTGACTTACAAGTGACAAAGTAGCCACGGTCATCATCTTTAGAGCGTACCTGGATACCTTCCTCTTCTAAACGCTCAACCTGAGCATTAGTAAGATTACAAACATCGACTTGATACTTGTTTGATAGTTGATTTGTCTCGTTAAGGAATGCCCAGTAGAGATCAACGTTGGTGAGTTTAAACATAATTACTTGTCCTCAGTTTTTGCTTTAGCATTGCCCATGTTCTGAGTGCTACCACTACCGAACAGTTGCGTTGCTTGTTCAACAGTACCAGTGAAGGTCATACTAAATGTACCACCTGCATTAGTCTTGCTCTTCATTGTGCCGTTAGTATCGGCGTTGTTGTGGATACCACCACGTGCTGTTTCGTCTGCCTTAGCTTCTTGACCGCACGCTGCGAGTGTGATTGCAGTTACAAATACTGCGATTCCAGTTACATATTTCATTAGGTTCTCCTATGTAATTTACCTAAATATTATAGCATACAACTTAGTGAGTGTCAAACCACGTAGTACCAATCTTTGATTCAGACTCAGCAGGTACACGAAATCCTAAGACATCACCTGCTTTGATACTAGCACGTGTCATGATATCTGCAACTATCTCCCCGTATTTTTTAGGGACTTCTAGCTGTATCTCATCATGTACAAATGCTACCTGTTTCACTGGCACTTTAGCGCGGCGTAACATTTTGTGTGCTTCAACACACCACTGTTTAGCGATGATTGCACCACACGATTGTAGCAAGCTATTGAGTGCTGCGTGCTCTGACCGGATGCGTATCTTACGTCCATCCAGTGCAGGTACGTAGCCCTTCGATGCGATCCTCTGCACCTTTAATAGCAGTTGCTGTAGTTTGGGTGTGTTACCCATGAATTTATCAATTAGCTCTTGTCCTTGTCTTGCATTACCTCCTGCGATTGATCCTATCTTAGCTGCACCGGCACCGTAGAGTAAGGCATAGATAAATGTCTTAGCCTGTGCTCTGGTCTCAAGCCCTGCAGCGTGTTGATTAGCAGTATGAATATCACCATCAAGTAACTCTTTGGTGTAATCATCATCCTGCATATAGTGAGCCAAACAACGTAGCTCAATACCACTAAGGTCTGTACCAACTAGTACATTACCTTCATCGACTGTCCAACAACTACGGCATTCCTTACCGAATGGACTGTTAACACTAGGTATCTGTCCCATGTTAGGACTCTGGTGCGTCATACGTCCCGTTACAGCACCGTTACTGATAACCCTACCATGTACACGTCCTTCATCATCAGCAGCATCAAGCCACGACTCAACCAAGCCCACACGCTTCTGTAGCATCAGATACTCGTTAATCAGTTTAGCTTCAGGTAAATCAATACCCTCTAGTACCTTCTCATTAACAATGATCTGACCTTTCTCAGTTGTGTCAGTAAACTTAACACCTAGTGATTGTAGACGCTTAGCGATTTGCTGGCGTGATCCTACGTTAAACTCTTCAACGTGATCCTTCAATCGTTTGCCTGTCTTCTCAGACCAACGCTCAGTAACGATAGGTGGAAACACTTCCTGTAGCTTAACCTCAATCACAAACATACGTTGTTTGAATCCTGTTAGCAGCTCAGTAGCGTAGCGTACGTTTAGCTTAAACCCGTTACGTTCCTGGCGTGCCATGTGCATAGCTACCTCATGCTCTAGTGCAATTGATTGTGTCCAACCTTCACCCATCTCATGCACAAGATGTTTGTGCACACGTTCTAGGACATCAACGTCACGCTTACAATACTCAAGCATCTCAGTTGTTAGACCACCATCGAAGTCTTCAACATCAAAGTCCATCTTGTCAAAGCCTAAGCGAATACCCCATGCTTTAAGACTGTGACCACCTTCTACATTAGGGTTGAATAGTCTTGACATCACCAGTGTATCGGTAGCCTGGTTCAGTGTAACGTTTATGTTCCACACTTCACGCAATACCTTAGCATCAAAGCCAATCAAGTTATGAGCGCAGACTTTATCGTCACCGATGTAGTCTTGCATACCATGTGGATCAGTCCATACATGATACTCACCGTCACGTTTGGTGACTGCACACCAGATCTTGTCGTGTGCTAGATTAGTTTCAATGTCTAAGTAGATCATTAACTTTGAACCTTCAGTGCAGTATCTTCAAGCATTGTCTGTTTAATTAAGTAAGCAAGTTTTGAATGTTTATCTCCCTTGCCAGTAAATTCTACAGGATACAGCTTGTTGTTAGCAATGGTCTTTAATATGCGGTATGGTGTTGTAATAATAAACGAAGTACCAGTATAAAAAATCCAACGGTAAGATTTAGTAGTCATTAAAGCAGATAGTTTACCATTAAAAGCAACCTCTACAACAATATTACCTGTCTTCTGAGACATAGGATCAT